ATAACGTCTACATCTCCCTGCCAAAGAAGAACGGCAAGTCCGCTCTGGTGGCCTGGCTGATGCTGTACTTCCTTCTGGGCGAGAAGACCGTTAATTTCTCCGGGGTCTGCACGGCGTACACCGAGAAACAGGCTGGACTCATCCACAAGGAAATCAAGGCGGTGATGCGCTGCACCCCGGGGCTGTCGAACTGGCTGGTCTCGCGGGACAGGTACTTCACCTGTCCGAAGCTAAACGGAAAGTTCTCCGTCCGGGCGACGAACATCGAGGCGCTGGACGGACTCAACGAGAATCTGGTGATCATCGACGAGTTCCACACGCAGGACGATGACACTCTGTACAACATCCTGAAGAACGGCCTCGGGAGCCAGTTCAACCAAATGCTTGCCATCATCACCACCGCAGGCAAGAATCCCCACGGGTTTGCCCGAGCTCACGAGGAAGATCTCAAGAAGATTCTCGACGGAAAGATGATCAACGACCGAATCTTTGCGGCGCTGTGGCAGCCGGATCCCGAGGACAACTTTGACGACCCGAAGACGTGGCGCAAGGTTAACCCTAACTTCGGCGTGTCGTTCGAGGAATCGGCGTTTCGTTCCATGTACACCGAGGCGAAGGGCAAAGGGACGGCGGCGTTCAACAACTTCCTGACCTACCGACTGAACTACTGGACCCGGAACTACGCCACCTGGCTGACGGCCGAGAAGATTGAACCCTTCTTCAAGCCGCTCAACGAGGCCGACTTTCACGGGCGCCCGGCGTGGCTCGCGCTCGACCTTTCCAAGAACGGCGACCTATCTGGGTACACCATTACCGTCGCCGATGAAAACAGGCTGGTGACCTTCTTCCGTGCGTGGGTTCCAGAGTCGACCATGGCCCAGAGAGTCGCCCGCGAGGCCATCGAAATCGACAACTGGGCAAGGGACGGGAAGCTTCGAATCTGCCCGGGGGACTACATCGACCAAGACCTGATCTTTGCCCAAATGACGCAGGACGACCAAGACTTTGACGTGAAGGAAATCAACTTTGACCGCGCGCAGCAGGCCATCCCCTTGATTCTCCGGGCAGAGAAGATTCTGGGCTGGACGGGAATCGCCGTTCCGCAGACGAGCTTCCATCTTTCGCCCCAGTCCCGGGGGTTCGAGGAACGTCTCTCCCGTGGGGAAATGCTGTTCGACCTCAATCCCGTGGCGGCGTGGTGCTTTCTCAACGCGCGGCTGCTGACGTCGAAGTACAACCAGAACGAAATCAAGGTTGTGAAGCCAGAAGACCAAAGCCAGCACATCGACCTGCTGGTGTGCGCCATCATGAGCACGTGGGCGGCGAGCCTGTTCGCGGTCAAAGAGTACGAACCGGAGTTCTACGGCCTGACCCTGTAGGACTATATCGGGGCATGGGACTCCTTGAACGCCTTGGACTTGTGCGACGATCGTACCCCGGCAACGCGCTGAACTTCTCTTCGTGGTTTCAAGCCTTGGGAGAAGTCGGCGAGCGCCGCGCCCTTGGTCAGTCTGCCGTCTGGTCTGCCGTGAACACCATCGTCGGGGACTTGTCGTCACTTCCGTTGAACGTTTACGACCGGACCCCGGACGGTGGCCGGGTGAAGGTTGACCTCACCGCGAAGACTTACCTCCCTTGGCTTCTTCGGTTCCAGCCAAACCCTTACCAGAACGCGCCGGTCTTTGTCGGCGTCGTCGCTTACGACTTGCTAATGAAGGGCAACGCCTTCGTGTTCAAGGCCCGGAACCCCGTGGGGGAAGTCGTCCAGATCCACCGAATGCCGGTAGAGCAGGTTGAAGTGAAGTGGGACGGCACCCGGAAGTGGTTCGTGTTCGGCGGGGCTGTGTTCTCCACCGACGAAGTGATTCACATCATGGGACTCTCCACCGACGGCATCCGGGGCCTTTCCCTGCTGGAAATCTGCAACAAGACGATGTCGAGCGCGGTGGCCGTGGAAGAGTTCGCCGGGAACTATTTCAAGAACTCCTCGACCCCTGCCGGTGTTCTCACAACCGATGACAAGATCGGCGAGGACGCCCGCAAGCAAGCTAAAGCCTCGTGGGAAGGTCTGTACTCCGGGCCGTCGAATCAACACAAGATCGCGGTGCTGGCCGGGGCGTGGAAGTTCCAAGCCATTTCCTCGAACGCCCGCGACGCGCAGCTGCTGGAGGCCCGCGGGTTCTCCGTGGGTGACATTGCCCGCCTGTTCCGCATTCCCCCGTACAAGCTGGGCGACACCACGAAGGTGAGCTATTCCAGCATCGAAGCCCAGAGCATTGAGTACTGGCAGTCCTGCCTCCGACCGATGGCCGTCCGAATCGAGGCGGCTTTGAACGCCGGGCTCATCGGGGCCGGTTCCCAGTCGGTCCGCTACGTCGAGTTCGATTACACCAGCATCGTCAAGCCTGACTCCGCGAGCATGACCGACCTGCTCGACAAGCAAGTGAAGGCCGGTCTCATCACGATCAACGAAGCCCGCGCGAAGCTCAACTACAACCGCATGGACGGCGGGGACTTCCTTCTTGTCCCCCAGAATCAGGCCAAGCTCGAGGGCGGGGCCATCGAACCTATCAACCAGATTGTGGCACCGGGAGGCCAAGCGTGAAGCGAGAAATCCGCAATTTCCAGATCAAGAGCGCCGAGACGCGCGAAGGCGACAAAGGGAAGACCCTCGTCGGTTACGCCGCCGTGTTCAACTCCCGTTCCGAAGACCTTGGCAGCTTCGTCGAGATCATCGCACCCGGGGCCTTCACGAAGACCCTTCAGGAGAACCGCAAGATCAAGGCTCTGGCTCACCACGAGTGGGACCAGGTTCTTGGCGCTGTTTCCTCCGGAACCCTTCGCCTGAAGACCGACGAGGTGGGCCTGCATGTGGAAGTTGACCCTCCGAACACGACGTACGCCAACGACCTGGTGGAGTCCGTGAGCCGGGGCGACATCGACGGTATGAGCTTTGCCTTCGAACCGATCATCGACGAATGGGAGTACAACCGCGAGACCGACCAGTACACCCGCACCCTCAAAGAGGTCCGGCTGTTTGAAGTCAGCTTCGTGGCATATCCCGCCTACAGCGCCACGACCGTGGCCCTTCGTGACCTCATGAGCGAGGACAAGGCCGCAGAACTATATCAGGCACGAGAAGCGGCGAAGAGAAGCCAGCAACCCGCCCCGGAGGCCGCGCCCGCACCTCCTGAGGAAGTCTGCCCGGTCCCTGCGCGTTTCAGGTTCATCTAAGGAGTATCAAATGAAGATCACCGAATTGTTCGGCCAGCAGAAAGAACTCCGTGCCTTGGGTGCGGAAATTGCCAAGATCGCCGAAACCGAAAAGCGCGGCCTGAATGTTCAGGAAGAAAAGCGCCTGTCCGACATCGAGAGCCAGGTGAAGGCCCTCGACAGCCAGATTGACGTTGAACTGCGCACCCCCGCCAACGTCCCCAACCTTCCCGCCTCGGCCCCCGAAAGCCGGTCGGAACGCCCTTCCATGATCACCCTTCGCCAGGCGCTCGACGCGATGGCCGGCAACATGGAACTGCGCGGCATGATTGAAAAGCGCGCCATGGCGTCCAGCGTCGGCGGTATCCCCAAGTTCATCGAAGAAATCTTGGAATCCGTCGCCGAGTCCAACCCCATGCGCGACCTCGCCGAAGTGTACACCTTCCCCGGTGACGCTTCGATTCCCGTTCCCGGTCTGGCGACTGCGGCCTTCGGTGCGGAAGGTGCGACGATCACCCCAGCCGATGTCTCGATCACGAACGTGGCCTTGTCGGTGTTCAACCTCCAGGGGGGCATCACCATCAACGACGCGCTGATGGAAGACGACTTCTTCAACATCAAGAAGATGATCGCTTCGGCGGCTGGTGGAAAGATCGGCGAAGTGGAAGGCACCGCGATGCTCGACACGGGCGCTGGTGGTTCGCAGCCTCAGGGCCTGTTCAACCACGCCATCGACTACCTCACCGCCGCGACGGGTGTCTTCGACAAGACTGACCTAAACGGCTTCCTGAACTCGGTTGAGACCAAGTGGCTTCGCCGTGGCAACCTCAAGCTGATTCTCTCGCCCTCCGTGCTGGCGCGGGTTATCGGCCTGAAGGACAACACTGGCTGGCTGGAAGTCGACACCAAGGCGCGCACCATTCAGGGTATCCCCTACGTGCTGACCTCGCTGGCTCCCGCCAACGCCTCGACCGTGAACTACAAGCTCATGGCCTTGGGCGACTTCAAGCGCGGATACGCCATCGGCCAGCGCACGAGCGACATGGGCATGATCAAGACCAAGATCGTTCCATCGGCTACCGCCTTCGCTTCGAACGTCCTGTTCAACGAACGGATTGACGGGCGCATTGTGGACGCCGCCGCCTTCAAGGTGCTCGCCGTCAAGTAACGACCAAACTGGATGTCTTGCCGGGGACTCTACCGGCTTTCTTTTGGAGGCATCATGCTGTTGACCTGGGCCGAGTTTTGCGCCTATGACGGGGCGAATCCCGCCGACACGACCGACCAGGCCCGGGTTGAAAAGCTGATTGCCTCGGCTACGGCCACCATTGAGAAATACTGCAACCGGCATTTTGAGAGCGCGGCCCGCACGGTGGAAACACTCTGGAAGCGGGCCGTGTGTCTCAAGGCTATTCCCGTTTCCACCCTTCAGGTGTTCATTGACTCGGAAGCCGTCTTCGGCCCGTCCACGGAAGTCACTACGGGCTGGTGGCTCGACAAAGAGTCGGGGATTGTCCAGTTCACCTACCTTGAACCCGGTGAACTCCCGATGAAGGTCAGCTACACCGGCGGATTCGCTGTTGTCCCCGAAGACCTGAAAGAAGCGGTGTTTAAGACCGTGAAGTGGGACAAGGCCCGCATCTTTACCAACCAGGTGGGCATCCGGTCACAAGTGTCTGGCGAGGTGACAACCAACTACGACACCGCCCTTCCCTACGAAGTCCGCCAGACTCTCGACCTCTACAGGTTGCCTTGATGGCCGGGAACTCGTTCAAGCTCTCCACCGTCAAGGACGAGGTGTGGGCCGACCTCCAAAAGAAGCTGATGATTCAACCCGCCCTCGGACCGTACATCGTCGCCAAGATCGCGGGGCTGGCCA